CCTACTATTAAATACCCCATCCTTGTTAAGCTCTACTAGCCTGTCTCTTCTTTGGGTTAACTCTTCCTTAAGCTGCTGTCTTTGAGCATCTAGTAAAGCATATTCTAGGTCTATTAGGCCTTTCTTGATGTTTACCTCTTCTACTGCTAGCTTATAGGCTGCAGCAGCAGCTCGTATTTCTATAGCTTGCTGACCTTCATCGCTTAATTCCAAGCCTCTCTTCTTGAGATTCAACTTAGTTTGTGCTGCGATTTGATCATTTGTAGCTTCTACTAATGACTTCTGTGCGTCTCTTGCCTTGCTTAGATACTCTAAAGAGGTTTGCTGCCACTCCAGACCTTCTTTTCTTGTATCAAATAGAACTTTTTCTAAAGTAGCAGTTTGATACATAACTTCAAGCCTCTGCTGATCTAGTTTATAGCCTTGATCTAACAGAGATAGCTCTTGAGCATAGTAGTCTTTCAGAGCCTGGTTAGCGGTTTTATCTTCCTGAGTCTGAGCGCGCGCCGAAGCAGCATCTGCTACACGCAGTTTATCCTGCAATGCGGCTCTCTTAGAAGCATAATCCTCGTCCGAGTGCTTCTTATCTAAGGCGTAAGTAGCAGTTAGTATTCTCAACTGTTCCTTTAGAGTATCAGTTCTACCAGAAATCATTGCTGATTGCTTTAGGTATTCCTGATTAATCTCTTCCGCCGTATTTCTCTGAGCAGCTAAAGTAGCTAATCTAGCGCTTTGAATTTCTACTTCCTTGGACGCCATAGCCGCTAATTTCTCTGCCGGAGTTATTTTGCTCTCAAATATAGCAGCGATTTCGTTGGCTAAAGACTTAGAAGCATCCTCTAGTGCCGCGATTTCTTTCTCGATACCCTTAAACTGTTCTAGGTCAGCGTATCGTTTAGTAGCTTCAGTCAAGGCCTTATCGGCAGCTTCCACTCGCTGAACAACTGCTAGATCATCTGCAGACATAGCGCGACGAACGGCTATATAATCCTTCATAGCAAGATTAATCTTTCTTTCGGCAGCATCTCTATTCGCAGAGTCTAGTGCTGCTCTTGCGGTCTCTATGTTGTTCTTTAATTGCTCAGTACCTTGCTTTTTGAGCTCTTCGGTTATCTTACTTTCTATTTCTAGCTGGGTAAGCTTGGCGCGTTGCTGTGCCAGGGATGCGTTAACGATAGCCTGCTGAGTTTTTAGGCTCTGAATCTGAAGATCCTTAATCTTATTTTCAGCAGTTATTCTAGCTCCTTCACCTTGAGCTGTTACCTGATAGTTGGCTTGGTTAGCAGTCAGTCTAGCCTGCGCTAGAGTTAGCTGGGCTTTGATTGATCGTTCGGTTCGCTGAGCGAGATCGACCATTTCTTGAGCTTTCTTAATATCAGCAGAAATTATACCAGCTCGTTGCTCCAGGATCTTTTTCTGGTCTTGTGCATTTGCGAGCTGAGCCTTTTCTTGTATAGATAGCTCCTTACCCATGCCAACCATGCTTTTATAGTTCTGGATTATAGCGTCTAATCTGTTACTCTGCTCTATTAATTTAGCGGAGTCTGGACTTAGTAACCTACCGATATTTGGTCCAATACCCTTTAAGATAGCTTCCCAATCCTTGCTTACCTGAGATCCTTTCGCTACCGATAGTTCGAACGCGTTGATAGAGTTGACTACCTGATCTATGGTGAGAGCTAGTTTATCGTAAGAGGTGGTTTGAACTGCTCCTCGGAAAAACTCACCAGCAGCCTGATCGGCTTCCTTTAAGGCTTCTACTAGATCCTTTACCATTTCGGCGGCTGGACCGCTTCTCTGATTGATCTCATTGATTGCCTGTGAGATTACCTGAAGTTTTTTATCTGTTCGTAGACTCTCTATGGTTTTGAAACCACCATGTAAGTTAATAACTTCTTCAGTAGCTTCTGGCGCACTCTTTGCTAAGTTATCTAAAGCTAGCATAGAAGGCTTTAGTTCATCAGTAAGAGACCTAAATTTCCAAGTAGATACGTTTTCTAGGTCTTTCTGGAATAGGTTCAGTACCTTGGAATTCTGAGCTATACCAGTTCTGTAGCTAACTAGACTGCGCTTATCAGTGAACGATTCCCAGAAGGTGGCTACGCTAGAAGACTCTCCAGACTGCTTAATAAAATCAGACTGAGCTTTTGTAGCTGCATTGTATGCGTCTACAATTTCCTGCACGCTATTGGACTGAATAGTTATAGCCTGCTGAGCTCTAAGAGACTCAGAAGCTGTAGATAGTTGGATCTTATTGTATTCTGACTGGGACTTGGCAACGGTGCGAATAACCTCCAAGAAATCTTCTAAGGCTTTTTCTTGTGCTTTAACCTTGTCACTTTTCAAAGCGTCCCAAGCGGTAGTAAGTAAGCCAACAGCTAACATTATCTGACCGACTATTGGTATAGCAGCTAGGAAAGCGGCTCCTATAGCCCTTATACTTACGGACGCTGCGAATGCTGCAACACGTAAAGCCCCTAAACGGGATATTGCTCCGTTGTTAGCGGTTTTCTCCGATCTAGAGTAAGAAGCTATAGCACTAGCTATATTTTTGTATGCGCTAGAGATTTGGAGTTGGGAAGCATAGATAGTGGCGTTAGCTGCTCTATCAGCTGCCTTAGACTTTTGAGAAGCAGCCAAAGCTCTCTGTTCCGCGGCCTGCGCGTCTGCAGTAGCTCTGAAAGTAGTATTGGCTGATTCTATTTCAGCCGTTCTTACTCGATCTATAGCATCTCGCTGTGCTTTTAATTGATCTATAATTGCATTTTTTCTAGCTATATTGGCCGTATCCGATGCATCCATTTTATCTAGCTGTTTTTGGTGCGTATTAATGGATCTATTGAGAGCGGAGTAAGCGCGATCTTGTTCTTGCACAGAGGCCGTGCCCTTGGCTATAGATTCTGCTGTATCGTTGAACGCTTTCGGACCTTTAGGAACTGCCGATACTTTACTTCTAGCGGCATCTATTGCCGCCTGCCCAGCGGCTTTAGCCTTAGCCAACTCTGCGGTGGCTGCTGCACGAGCTTGCTTGGCTTGCTCTTTAGAGGCTGCCGCAGTCTCTAGAGATTTCTTGGAAAGATTGGCTAAGCCAGGTAGAAGTTGTTTAGAAATTCCTGCAGCAAATAATACAGCAGCTCCCGCTAAGGCTCCCTGGGAAGACCCCAGAATACCTGCTAAAGGTTTTGCCGCTACATTAATAAAGTTAAGAATAGTATTAGTTAAGTCGCTGAAATTAGACGCCAGCTTATCGTACGCTGTACTATTACCAGCGCTTTCAGATAATCCTCCAAACTTAAGATTAGCTTCGTCAAGAACAGCATTTAAGAAACCTTGACGCTTTTCAAAGTTACTCAACTGAGATACGTTCTTATTTAGAACAGCTGCATACTTAGTATTAGACTCATTAATCTTGGTCATAATACCAAGTTCGTCTAATAGTTCTGGCTCTAGCTTAACGACACCTCTGGTCAAACGATCTAGGGAATCTGTTAGATTGCGACCCAGCGCGAACGAAGTATCTCTCGCAGCTTTACCTAAAGCCTCAATTTCTTTTGCGCCGAATCCGGCGGATGCAATCTGAGCGGTTGAACGTAACGCTTGCTCAGTACTAATAGCATTACCGGTAACGGTCTTTAGGTTTTCGGCTACAATAGACAGAGTCTGCCCAGTTCTAGCTCCGGCAGCTTCTAAGCCTCTGAAAACCTGCTCTACCTGTGAAGCCTGCCTTAAAGCATTAAAGGCAGCAGTTACCGCGAAGACGTTAGCTGCAAGCGTAGCATACGCCCCAACAACGCCTCCCGAACCGCTGCCTAAAGTTTCGGCTAACTTCGAGAAACTCTTAGTAGAGTTGGCAGTTCCAATAACACCCTTCTTCTGAGTGTCAAAGAACTCTTTACCGGTTTTGTCTGCATCCTTCTGGCGCTTCTTTACTCTCTCGACGCTATCACCAAGAGCTTCAAGATCTTTTATTACTATTTTTTGCGTACCTTTGTCGGTTACTATTACCTCAAAAGTTACTTTATTTTGTGCCATAATATGAGACCAACCAAAAGGTCTTAGGCTCCTCGTTTAGCCTGTGATTCCATTTCTTTTCGCTTCCTAGCTACTGCTTCTCGGGACTTTTCGATAACTCTGCTATCTAGTCTAAGCATAGTCTCTAGGAACATTTCTTTATCTTGTACCTTCATTACGTCCATATGGACTTGAAGAGGGGAATAGTCTTTTCCCAGATAACCAATATCTGCTACAAGCCTATCCCCTAATTTGTTAAATACTACAATCGCTTTCTGCATATCATCCGGAAGATCGGATAATTCCGGTGGAATCTTATCCGGGTTTGGCTCTTCATTCAACTGCTCACACATGCGCATGTATTTCTCATACGTCATGCCCGATTCAGTGTTATTCTGCCACCTCTCCAGACGCTTCCACGCTTCTTCCTTTTGGTCCTGTACGAAAGTTATCTAAGTTAAAGACCTCCTCGTTCAACCAGGTATCAAACTCAGAAGAGTTAGATACTAGAAGATGGGCGTTTTCCTGATCATAGTCCAGAACGGCTTCCGGGTCTTGACCAGTAAGGTCTACAAGCATGAGCTCTTCAAGATACTTTAATTTAAGACCTTTCCAGTTTGTAATCGTAGCATCCGTGAAAGCTCGAACAAACTTTTTCTCGTCTAGCGTCTCATACGGGACTCTGGTCTTTCTATCTACCTTTGTGTAAGTGCATTCCTTACGAAGGGATACTAGACGGTCTCTACCTAGGTTAACCAGTTCGACCTCGAAACCTTCCATACCAGGAAAATCTACCCAAGCGGACTTGGTGTCAACCATAAGATTCTTTAAATTCATTATTACTCCTTAAATAGTATTTAAACTTATAATAGTCGATAGGCTAGTAGGGCTTGACGTTAATCTAAAATCAAAGCTCTGTATGTAAATATCCTGAACGTCTAGCCTATTCGTGTAGACGACAGTAGGGAGGTTAAAATCTAATAAATAAGCGGAGCTAGAAGCGCCTACTCTTATTCTTAGAGGTACATCTACGGCCCAACTGTTGACCGTGGAATTATTATCATCTGTGATATATTTCTGTATGGAGCCTGATACGTTTCTTTTAGACACAACAAAAGTCTCAGGATACATAGTTCCCGAGACGTCCGTAATGGATAAGCTTTTATGCAGGGTGTCGTAATCTAACCATTGTACACTATTGGAAACCTCTAACGAAACTGCCGTTACGTAGGCTTGAGTTATGGAATTTACCTGAATACTCATAGCGTTAGGGGCTACATACGTACTAGAACTAGATCTAGCAATCACTACTCCTGGAATAGTACCAGTAAATTCATATAGCTTACTACCAGAACCAGAAACAGCTAAAGATATAAATCTATCTTTAACTATTTGGAAGACGCCAGATTCAATCACGCAATTATTAATAGCATACGTAACTGTATCTAATTTGAAGTATAAATCGAACCTTTTCAAAGTTACTTCAGTATTAGTTGTATCATAATCAATTAATAAATCGAATATAACTTTAAGATCCGATTGTCTTAACAATGGTATAGTGAAGTTAAAATTAGCCGGATTAGCTCTAGTAATCGTGGCTTTATCGAACATATTATATTGATTGTGCAGCGTTTTTACTTCTATTGGCGTTTCATTGAAAGTCTGGGAGAAAGATACGTCTGGATATATATCTACAGAGTATTGATTACCAGCATACACTAGGTACAATTTTGTCTTTTGTTTAAAATTATAAAAAGGCATATCCTGGTTCCTGAAACGCGTAGGGGAGCACAAACGCTCCCCTATTTGTTTACAGTATAATGTTTTCAGACCAAAAAGTCAAGAACTATTTTGTTAGACTCCAACGTAGGAAATCTTAGAGATTTCGTCCGTAGCACCGATAGTGCTTGGAAGCGCTGCGAAGGCTACGTCTACGGAAATAACGTCACCCGTATCAAATGATGGTAGTGACAAGTGAGCCTGAGGAATCTTAAACTGAACACCAGGCCCTACAGGTGCGTCACCAGCGGCCTTACCACCAACATAGAAGTCCAAAGCGAACGAGTTAGTGATTGCGGTAGTTGCGTTAGAAAGATCCTCGAATAGTTCGATAGAGCCATTAGTCTTTTCGTCCAGATAGCAAGTGAAGTTACCGGAGACCGTTCTAGCACCCGTGATGTGTCCTAGCGGCTGGTTTACTCGTCCTAGAACTTCTGGGATCAAGTAGGTAAGGTTGTTGCTAATTGTAATGCTACCACCGGTAAGGGTAATCGCATAAGTCTTAGACGATCCGGAAACAGAGCTAACAGCTTGCAGCTGTGTAAGCTTGTTACGGATGAAGTTGTTGGTCTGATTCGTACCGGCAACAATAGCAGTGCTTGCATTGAAGGAAGTAACTTCCTTTACGCTACCACCCATACCACTCCAAGAAATGGTGGCGATACCTTCGATATCGAAGGTAATAGCGGCTTCGTTGATGGAAGCATCTGCAATCTTGTAGATAGTAGTGTCACCGTCCGCAAGATAACTAAATGCTGCTGTACCTGGGCTGGCCTTAGAGGCGCCTAGTACGAAGTAGATGTCAAATACACCTAGCGTAGTCTTATTAGAAGAGTTGAAGTTGATATCGAGCGCTGTAGCGCCAATAGTAACACCGCTAGCCCAGGCTGGGGTTGCTGGTGTGAAGGTATTTGCGGCTACAAAGTTAGCCCAAAGTGCCTCTTCAACTGCTCTCATCTTGTTTGGGGTACCAGTTACAAGATAAGGACGTACGTAAGTGTCAAAACTCCATTCTGAAGGAGCGAACGAGTCAGTGAAATAAGCTCTACCGCGACGGCTATTGCCTGCGGAGTCGGCCATTTCATTGAGAGTCACTTCAGAAGTGTTTGTAGTCTGATTGTAGGAATATCCAGATAGAACTGGAATTTCCCAAATGTTAGAGCCTTGCTGAATGTATACTCTGGTATCCTTACCGAAGTATAGATTGGAAGCACCTGCTGCTACTGGCATTAAATTCTCCTATAGTCTCGAAAAGACCTAGATCCTGAACAATTGTTCGTGTCTGGTATTTTCAATAATGAACTTGGAGTAGTATTTCTCCTACGCCTATGGGATTTAGAGCTCCCTCATCCGTATTAATACGTTCAATACGAATATCGTGAGTGAAATTGGTAGTTCCTAGAGAATCTTGATAAGCCAACCTGCCATTTTCTTCAATTACAGTCTCAATATCCTCTAGGAGTCCCTCTAGTACTTCCGCTGCGTCATCATCTTGTACGTAACATCTGACAGTTACATATAGATAACGATCTTTATACCCGCCACCTTGGTATTCTCTTAGCTCCTCGCCGGGAGTTAAATGGACGGCTGGATATTCTGAAATTTCATCCCAGAAAAGCAGTTTAGGGTGTACGTTTTCATATAGATTTGTATTGTAAGAGCCAGTACCATCAATTTGTTTAAGTAGTTCAGCAATAGACTTAGCTATTGAATTCCTCTTAGTAGTAAAACTTCTAGTAGTCATGTAGCCCTCTTAACATAAAATCTGCCTATAGCTAAATCTTTAGCTATATCTCTAATGGATCGTTCGATTAGTGCTTTAGGGTCTCTACCTGGAGTATTCCAAGGAGCCTTGCCTAATACAGGGTCGAACACGTCGTAAGGGCTTCGTTGATATGTGTAGTTTAGTCTAGGATAACCTTGTGGGGTCTCCGTAATAGATATAACCTTTGCACTCTCAGAAAACCTTCCCGTCTTGTTGTGTAGTCTAGGACCAGTCATATTCGCGCGAATAGCGGGAGGTAGTCTGGCGTTTATTAGATTTATCATACTGATATAAGATCCTTGACTTTTCTTCTTTATACCAGTTGTAAGGTCTGGGTCAAAAGGCTCTACCTTACCTCCCTTACCTTTAATAGTGTCAGTTTTAGTGGCTCTAGATGAGGTTCTATTAATAGTCTCCTTCTTAGCACGACCCTTCTTTCTGACACCGGCATTAATTAGTTCTTTTCTAACAGTATCAAGGTAGGAGTCTGAAGACTCTTGGTTAGCCCAATCATTGTTATCAATGAACTTTCTTGCTTCTGATAAGAATATTTTTCGGAATAATGCTTCGTTTTTAGCTCTGTTAGGCCCTTTAGCCTCTAATATAGTCTGAACTACGAATCTTTTGTCTCCGTTTCTTGAGAAACTAGAGGCTATTTCGCTGATATGCTTTATTTCTGGTAGTGGTAGGGTTGCTAAAAACTGCTTCGTAGGAGTATCATTAATAGCTCTAGCGAAAGCCTGCCCTATTTGAATATCAGCGTTAGACCCTTCATTATGCCCTATATCAAAGATATTGTCTTTAATCGGGTCAAAATTTACTTTCTCTAAGAGTCTATTAATTCGATTTTTTAGAAGACCAGTCGCGGATTTAGTAACTTCATAAATAGCTTTAAAGTTACTACCAGAACCATCTGCTGTGATCACCGAGCCGTTAGACCCATAAGGTTCCACAGAGACGATACTACTATTTCTAGCCTTAGCTAGAATATTGTTGTAGCATTCCTGTGCTAGCTGTTTGGCATTGTCTTTAATGGGCTTTGGCACATCCCCGCGTTTAGTTGGGCGTACGAAAGCTATTTCGGACATTATCTCGCGTTCTATAAGCTCCGGAGACACGTAAAGGCTAGTTACGAAGCGATCTCCTACCTCTGCTCTATATTGCTTGGTAGAAATTTCCGTTAACGCATTAAGCGCCGCTTGTAATCTAGCCTTTGACATTAGTAATTCCTATAGTTATCTAACAATAGTCTAATATGCGAAGGCCACTCATCAGCTTTGGTAAGTGTGTTTATAATAGTACTTCCCATAATAGTCTTAGATTGTCTAAACTGCTCTTCTTTATAGTAGTTTACGAGTTCTATAGCAGCTAGCTTCACATCGCTAGGAGTATCTTCATATCCGGCTCGATAAGTGATTTTAACTGTATTAGGACCCTGGGGCCAGTATCCGAAACCTCCGGTACCGGGAACTCTTACAATAGTATCTCCCGATACGTAATAGTCGCTTTCGGCTGTTAGAGGGACGTGAATTGTGCTATCCCACGTGTATCTATCCTGTTCTGTAATCTCTACAACGTCTCTAATTGGCCATAGCTTAGGAAAATAGACATTTGTGTCATAGTCGAAACTGGCGTACTCTACGACCGGAGTGTCGTAGTTGCCTGTTAAGTCGTATCCTAGATAGGCTTTTATTAAACTACTTACCGAAGAAATTAGAAAACTAATTTTAGTATCATCATCGGGTTTCCTAAGACCCATATAATTTTTAAATTCTTGAAGTGTAATTAGGTCTGTCATAATCTAATAAAAACCGTGGGAGGGGCGGACCCCTCCCAACTTGTCTTAGCTGGCTGCGTACTTGAGACCAACAACGCTCGTGGCGTTAGGGATGATCTCGTCGAAACCAAGGCGCTGGCTGGTAACAAGAACCTTTCTCTGATTCTCAACCTGATATTCGCTTTCAACGGTAAGACCACGAAGACGTGGAACAACGAAGTTGCGACGGTTAAGAGCAAGAGCGAAGTACTTGCCGGCTGCAGGAGCGGCGAACTCGTCGCACATAACAACCTGGGAGCCGTATAGGCGACCGACTTCACCGGTAAGCTTGTTAGCCTGGCTGCCAACAAGGTCCATATCAGCGAACTCTGGATCTTCGATAAGCTCGAAGTAAGCCTGCTGAGAGACAACGTAGATGATGTCGCGTGGGTTAAGTCCGTACTTACCCATAAGCTTACGCATACCGAATAGAGCAGCGCTGGTAAGCTTGGTGTTGGTAGCAGCGGTGGTAAGTGTACGACCGTTGGTGCTAGCAAAGCTAAGAAGTCCGTTAGCAGCACCGGAGGTATAAACACCATCAACGTGATTACCTGCAAGAAGCATATTCTCGACACCGCGAGCGTGTGAACGAGCCATGCTCTCCTTGATAAGAGGTAGAATTGGAAGAATTGCGTCTTCTTCAGTCTCGTTACCAAGATAGGACTTACTGATCATCTTGACAGTGCTTAGGATCTTCTCAGTTAGGGTGATACCCTGGTAAGGAGCTCCGTAACCAGCACCACGCTGATCCATGTTACCGTTTGGCTGTGTACCAGAAGCAGTGGTGTTGCTGGTAATTTCAGCGTAACCAGCGTCTGGCATGATTGGGAACGTCATCTGAGCGCTGTTCATGTTGATTTCACGGAACAGAGGAGCAAGAATCAGCTCGTTCCAGATATCGCGCTCAATATTGGTGCTAACGGTCGTTTCTAGACGGTCGGTACCAACAGTGACGGTAGAGTGTGTGTTGAACTTCTCGGATACTTCCTTACCAAGCTTGGTGTCGGAGAATCCCTTTCCTAGAACCTTACCAAGAACGAAAGCGTCCTCAGCGTCCTGCATGAAGTCCTTATTCTTAGACCAGTCGTCGCCTAGGCCACGCTCACCGAAGATCTTCTTGCTTTCGCGCATCTTAAGCAGCTCAGCATTCTTTTCCTCAAGGTCAGTCTTTAGCTCGCCAATGGTCTTCTGTAGGTCTTCACCATTAGCCTTTAACTTTTCATCGAAGGCCTTCATTAGAGCTTCTTCACGAGTCTCTACGATAGCCTGAGCAGCAATGGTTGCCTTTTCGGCAATTGCCTTCTCAGAAGCTTCCTTCTCAGCAGCGTCCTTTGCAGCCTTAGCCTTAGCTTCTTCCTGAGCAGCAATAGCATCAAGAGCAACTTGCTTAGCCAGTGCAGCAATATCTTCTGGGTTCATTCTTTTAATCTCCGTTGATGCTTCTTTAGCATCCTTCTTAGGTGAGCTGTCGTCGTCCGGAGTATTTACTTCGGTAATAACTTCCTGCTGGCCTTTGAGAGCATTTACTTCTTTGTTAAAATTAGCACGATCTTCTGCAGACTGCAATGACTTTGCAATGCTGAAGGTTGCTGCTTGGTTGCAAGGAACAGAAACTACAGATACTTCTAGGAGTTCCGCTTCCTTAATAATGTAGCCGTCGGTGACTTGGTTATAATCCGCGTCTTTAATCATGAAACCAACTGAGAATGTGGTTAGCACGCCGTCTTTGATTAACCCATAAGCCTCGCCGGCAGACCTGCTAATTAAGCAAGTGATCTTCAGACCGATGGCATCAACCTCAATATCTACAGCCTTACCGATTGGTCTACCGTAGTTGTGGTTGAAAAGGATGATTGGGTTTTTCTTGAAATTCTCTAGGCCACCCTTTAGCCAGGCGTCGGGGAGTACGACGTCCCCGACCCTGTCCGTATCAGCTGTGCTCGCATATCCCGAGATCTTCAGCTGATCATTATCCTCTTCAATCTTCTCGATTGGGGATAGTAGTTTAAAGATATGCGCCATCAGCGTATATTACTTCTTGTCGGTTGCCTTAGCAGTCGTGGTGGTCTTCTTCTCTTCACCTTCACCGCCTAGAGCAGCTACGGTTGCGATAGAAGCGCTACCCTGGCTACCACCGTCAGTGGCATCGCCAGTCTTAACGTCAGTGGTCTTTACAGCATTTTCAGCTTCAACCTTAGCCTTGATACCGGCTGGAGTATCGGAAGTGACCTTAGGGTCAACAATTTCCGGCTGAACGTCAACAACCGTACGTTCCTTAGTTACAGGGTCTACATTAACAGTAGCACCTGCTAGCTCGTACTTTGGCTGCTCGCCTGGCAGCGGACCACCGATTGCAATCTTGTTTGCGTTTGCACCCTCTGGAGTAGCAGCATTCTTAGCAAGTGTCTCTGCAACTACCTGAGCTTCTGCTTCTCTACGAGCCTTCTTGTCCTGATTCTCACTAGCTTCCTTCCAAGAGGCTTCTAGTTCGGCGGCTGCCTTGTTACGGGCTGCAAGAACGTCGTCGATGTCAGTAATAACATCTGGTGCAGTTCTACCTTCTCTTGCCATTAATAATTTCTCCACTTTATTCCAGGTTCCGAACATACTGCGGATTTGCTGGACACGTATGGGGGTGTCTAGTTCGCGAGAATACTCTTGATAACTTAGTACACGGCCCTTTTCTTTAAAGTACTCGGCTAAAGTCTCAATAGCCTTCGTTTTACTTGCCATTGGTTGGCTCCTTTTTAGGCGCACCACCTTCTATAGGGTTAGCAGCACTGCCCGCAATATTAGCTGGTATTCTTAACTTATCGCTCATTGGGTCTTCGTCTGGAGGAAGACTCAAAGCTACTCTAGCTTCGTTCGGCTTCATAATGCCACCGTTAACTAGAGATTGGTAATAAGCTGCTTCTTCTTGTAACTCAGGTCGTAGAGCTTCGATATAAGCTGTATCTTCATACACCTCAAAACCGAAGAAATGCTCCATTGCTGAGTTTATCTTGTTCATGATCGGAATAATCGTCTCAAGATAGTACAATCTGTGATTTGGTCTAAGGTTAGCATTGTTGCCACTGTCCAGCAGAACCGGAGGAACACCAATAGCCTTTACAACGACCTTCTCACACTCAAGAATAGCATTTTGGAAGTCTAAGTCTTTGAAACTAACGTTTGAGATAGCATCAATCTCTAGACCGCCGTCAAGAATAATTGGTCTTTTACCACCAGCACTAGGGCGGAACTTCTGTGACCACTCAGCAGTTAATCTGTCTTTTAAACGCTGGTTTAGAGTGCTTTCCGTTTTAAGTACTAAACCAGGAACGGCTCCGTTCTTAAAGAAGTTATCCTGAAACTTTCTCATTTCTAAAATGAGTCGCATTGTTCTCAACGCAGGTTCAAGACGGGAACTTCCTCTAAACAGAGTCTTATATGTGTTGTCTTTGATATGTATGATTTCTTTAGGCGAGAATGTATCTCCGCCGTCATACTTATATCCAGAAACGTAAATCTTTGGGTCACTTATTACGGTCATCTTAACCGCAGGTAAGTGATACATGTGCACACCATCAAAATAGATGAAAATATTTCCATCTATAATCAGGTCTAGGATCATGGCTCGTCTAAAGGAGTCAATGTCCTGATACGGATTAGGCTCAAGGTTAAGTAGTCTATCTAGAGTCTTTTTCTTTACTCCAGGTACGACACTGGTCGTTCTAGGCTCTCCGATCTTGTTCTTAATAGCGGCCGCGTCATCAACAATCATGTTAACGGCTCGGTTGACTATTTCGATCTGCTCATAACATTGCTGATATGAATAAGTAGGAGACTCGCTAGCGACTTCTTCTCTTCCTTCCGTATAATTTGGTGCGACATTAATCTTATTAACTGTCCACTGGAGGAAGCCCATGTTTTTCTCTCTGTATATTTACCCAACGCATTTCTTTCTTAGCGAAATGCAACGGCGGGTCTTTACCATATACTGAGTGAAGCTGCATGTGGTGTTCGTGACAAAGAGTTACTGTGTGATCGTACAACTCTGCTTGATGCTCATCTATAAACCTGTCACGTACACTAAGAACGTCCTGCTCAGTATTGATTGAAAGCTTGTTTGCCTTTAACCATTTGTTAAAGAGCGGAGTAAGCGTATAGAAGTGATGGAAATCTAAATTGTCTCTAGTTCCACAAATAAAGCACTCTGATCCTTTTTTATAGTTAGCTTTGGCTTTATCTCGAACATATTTGATCGGATCTCTCTTTAAATCGGTACTCACCACTTCTCCTTTTATTCACACAAGTATAGTCGATCCCTAGGATAAAGTCAAGGACAATTTTTCCTAGGGATGCTAAAATCAGCTGTATGGCTTTATGTATTAATTCTTTTCTTTACAAATTCACTAGGGATCATACAGTCTAAGGTGCCTGCAGAGACTTTAGTCTTTACGTACGCCACGAGACTTCTATAGTCCTCCTCATACCAATACAATGTATCTGCTGGCGGGGTCGATCCAGTACCTCCGGCCGTTAAACCGTGGCAAAAAATATCTACAGTAACTCCTAGTTGTTCTGCCATATCTACATAGTTTTTGGCCGTGGTAAAGGTCTTACCGCCAAGATTAAGAGCTCCATAACCTAACAGCTTGGGACCGGCGTTGTATTGATTAGGATGAATAACCCATGCCCACCCAGACCTAGCCATAGGAACGTCTTTTTTAGCTAATATCGCGTCCGTATCTACATCATTAGCAGATAGGGGATAACTAAATAGATTTATGGCTCTGGTAAAGCTCCATTTAGACATTATACCTCTAGCGTAGTCAATGTGAGAAGCTAGAAGAGCTTTATTAGCCGGCTGCGTATAGTCTCCGTGGTCTTTACCCTGCGTAATTGCATCCCAACCTTCTTCGTACACCTGAGATAGTAGACTGAGACTAGAGCTTGGATTTTCAATAAGATTGGCGTCACCCGCCCAATATCCCTTGAAGCCCTGTGCTTTAAGAATTGGAAGAGCTTTTCCAGGTATAGAGGCTTCTCCGTATTTATCAAAACCAAACATCACAGCACCTCTGGTAGGTACAGCTGTATGGTAGAATATACCGCCAAGATAGATCTCGGTCTCCACTGCTCCATTGGTGCTTATTTGCACTTCAATGCCGTTGACTGTGTCCGAATCTAAAAATCCACCGGCTACTGTCCAGCTTGATCCATTAGGATTTACAGCGGCGGTGCCTGCGGGTTTAACAGTTAATAGATTCCAGCCTTTATGCAACTGACCGGACCAAGCCCAACTAAAAGTTTTGTTTTTAGTACTGAAGTTGTCCGAAGTGAACCTTAAAGCCACTGAACCTTGATTTGCGCCCCAATATACCCACATTCCTACAATTAGGGCATTCTGCAGCTTGAAATTGGCGGGAATCTGAGCTGCGGGCCATCTAGCTGCTACGAATGTATCGGCTGCCAGCGATTTGATAGATAGACCCGAAGTTGCTCCAGAAGGATGAGCCGCGGGATATGCTTTAGTCGCTAGCACCGCGGCGGAGGCCGCCGCCACTCCTGTAGCCGTACTAGTAGGGGTTAGTATAGTACTACTCCCTACTGCGGTATTCTCCTTATTCTCTCTATAGGCACGGCGTTTAAGCCAGTACCATCTAGAGGCATTCGTCATTGCCATTACATCTTTCCTACAGAGGATTCGAAGCTGTACAGAGCATATCTAATAGCGTCAGCCATGTGAGATGCAATATCGTGCTTCGGCTTCTCCTTGACGAGGTTAGGATTAGGATCCCACTTATAAGCGTCAAATGCTCTCAGTACCTCACGACAGTGCTTTGGTACAATTACTTTCTTATTATCAACTAGGGAAGCTACGAAACCGATACCGTCATTAACGGATTTAGTCGCGTTAATTGTCGGAATGTCGTAATCTTTAGCAAGGTCGAACTTAGTCTGTTGCGCTGCCGAGTCGATAAATACGTAGTCAATTTCCCACTTTTTGATCAAGCGCTCTATTTCCTGCGCGTGACCCGAAGTGGTCTTCTCGTTGTCAAAATACTCGTCTAGAACGTAGTAAATATCAGCCGCATAATCATATCCAATGACACACATTGCCGTTGGATCCTTGAAACCAAGGTCTAGACCCGCGACGATATCCAACTTATGGCGATCGTTGCCGCGAAGATAGGGATGCTTGAGCCTGATCTCGCTAACAAACGAGCCGTC